ACTAGTGAACCATTTACATTTTCTTTTGTTATCTTATCTGTTGTCAAAGCGTGTTCAACCTTCTTATAAAAATCATCATCCTTACTTACAGTAGAGTTCATTGTTTGAAGTACAGATAATTTTTCTTTATCAGTAAGTGGTGTTACTTGTTTCGTAACAGCACCTCTTGGTTTAGCTGTAGGCTTAGTTTCTTTATATTTATCTGATATTTGATTGATGTATTTATTATCATCAAACATACCCATAAATACGTCAGCATTAAACCCAAGTTTACTTAGCCCTTTTGTAAGTGCATCAGTAGCTACCTTCTTAAAGAAGTCATCATCTAACCTACCATTACTACTATACTTAATAGATGAGTGTAGTGGAATAATTCCTTCTTCTGCTTTGCCATCTTGTGAAAACCATAACGTAGCTTGATAGATTACTAACCCACAGGATTCCCATCTATCTATACGTTCATCTCTTACACCCCATCCAAAACCAAAAGCACCAAACATTTCTGTTGCTTTCATTACTTGGGATTGCGCACCGATAGCAGTAAAGCCACCACGTTGATTTACTTTCTTTGTATACTTAGGGTCTGTCTCACAAACCTTATCCCAAATATACATATTACTGTTCTTTTTACTAGCCATATAAACGTTCCTTTCTTATATGATTGTTAATTAAAAACTTCCTTTGATTCCTCCACCACATACGTCAAAGAATTGACAGTACTTAACATTACATTCCCACTCCTCAGCAGGTGTTACACCTAGATTTAATACAGGTGGTACTCCACTTTCTTTTGACTCTTGGACTACTTTGTTAGTTGTTGTCCAATATTGTTCTGCTTCATCTACTACGCTTAAATCTAAGCTGACTTCTCTCATCCTAGAATTATCTTTATTGTAGAATACAAGAACTAATCCGTTTAACTTTCCGTATTTTCTTTTATACCACAGGCCATACGTACCTAGTTGTAACTTATAATTCCTAGATACTGCATCTGACTTTGCGTAACGACCAAACATTGACTTCCACTTCCAAGCATTGCAAGTTTTAATATCATAAAGAACACCATCATCTACGAAACCTAAGTCTATAAAACCTCGCATATTTAAATCGTCTATGCGTATTTCGTTCTCTATAAATATTGGTATGCCATTTTGTTTAGCGTAAGCTGATACTGCTTCTTGAATATCTGTATGTACAATGTCACCTAGTCTGAACAATCTATAAGTATTTATATCGTGCGATTGTTTTTCGTCGGGTTGTATTACAGAACCGTAATAATGTTTTCTTAAACATAAACCACTTACAGATGAGTGAAACCAAGACTCATTACCAACGTACCGAGTCTTAACCTTTACATCATTCTTTTGTTGTATGTAGTTGTCGTATATTTCTTGTACGGATTTATGCTCACTACTACTCTTCTTCGGCATCGTTACCATTCTCCGTATCTTTCTTTAGTAGGTGTCCGTACTTTGATTCTACGTAATCTTCGATGATGTCATTTAATTTGTCTTGTATAGCAACTCCTTCTATAGCAGAGGCTATCTTTAACTTCTTCCATAAACCTTTCTTCGCTCTGAATGAAGTTACTATTGATTCTTTATTATCCATTTACGTTCCTTCGCTTTGGTATGTTAAAAACTATATATATAATAACGTATGTATTGTTTAATATAATAACGTATTTAATATAATAAACATATAATACGTTATTATATATATATGATATACTTAACTTAATACTTGAAATAACCTATCACAAGTACTTTTATTATTTTATTTAATAATAAACTACAATACTATAATAGATGAACTGCTCTACCTTCTGCTTGGCTCTTGTCATCGTAATCATCTACAATATTTTTGTAGTCTAACTCTATAGTTCCTGTATCTTTTAGTAAGGGAGTACTTACTATGCCACTTCTAGTTACTTCATTCTTATACTCCCACGTAATAGTAAGGCACTCTGACGTATCAACTGAATCTTTTATGTTTGTAATCTCATCTTCAGTTAACTTATCGTACTCATCTTTCTTAACTTTTTTCATAAAAGCCTCACATATTAATACGTAAGCACAGGCATTTACATCTTCTAAATACCTGCTCAGTACTTTAAATAGTACATCTTTATTTTCTTGACGAAACAAAGATGACAAGTCAGACATTTTTTCAATACCATTTTTACCGTAAGTAAGTATTACAGGTACGTGATACCCAGAACTAGTTACTACTGATTGCGCAAATGGTACTGTCTTGTTTCTTAGGTTGTGTTCAAATGCTTCTAACTTCATATCAAGCCCTCGCTATGTCTGGAAAAATATCTCTCATCTCTTCACTCTCACGTACCTTTTCAAGTGCTTTTTCCTGTTCACTTGCAGTTTCGTATACCTTATAGCCTGTTTCTCTTGGGGCTTCAATCTTTACAGAGTGGTCTTTATTACTACGATTTGATACCTTGTGATTACCTTCTGCGATTTGTTGTTGCATAAGTTTAAGATGCATAAATGCTATTTTCCTTGCAAGACTTTCAACGTTACCAACTTTTAGGTCTGTATAATTACCTGTAAGAACCTTTACTACGTTAGGTCTACGTGATAGATAATCTTCTACTGCATCTAAGTAATCGGGAGGACTAGACTCTTCCATCTCTATACTTTTATGTAGTATTCTATCTATATCTACTTGCATATTTACTATGTCCTTCGTAGAATCTTTAAATGGATAGTCTTCGCTGATTTTAAATTGCATATTAGAATTTAACTTATGCCTTTTATTTTTCTTTCTATATTGTAATACGTTTTCTTTGAACGTTTTATTCCTATCAAAGTAATAGTCTACATCATTAGCCTTATCAAAGTAATAATCATTCTTCTTACAACAGTCACCACATACGGCATTACTTCCAATCATTACGCCACCCATAGTGTCATCCCCTAGATTACAAAAGTCGCAACACACTACGTCTCCCATACTCTCTGATAAATCTATGACTTCGAAGTCGTCAAAGATGTTTTGTTTGTTACTCATTACGTTTCTCCTTTATTGTTATAAAATATGTTTGATTATATAAGTACATTTTCTTTTTGTTTTTTCTTGTACTAACATATAAAATTTATTTAAATCTGATACCTCACTAGTCATTTCCCATACGTTAAAGGTATCATCTATTTGTTTATCTAATTGCTTGTCAGTAATTTTACTATAGTTAATCACGTTTTAAAATCTCCTCTCTGTATTTTACCCCTAACTTTTTTAGTATAAAATTATATTCTTTTATTAGTTTCTCTGCGCCTACCCTAACCTTACGTATGCGTTTAACATCAGCTAAAAACTGGGCTTTCTTTTCTACCTTAACTTTTACCCAACTGCTCATATTACTATACGCTTTCTCAAATGATTTTATGTTTCCTAGTAGTGACTCTACTGTATTTGATAAAGATATTACTGCTTTTAAAGCCTGCATTAAAGAAGGTTTCGTATTGATAAGCACATCTTTATTCTCAATAACGTAGATTACTTCTTCAATACTTACCTTGCAATCAGCAAGTTTTCTTTCTAATCTTTTTAAGTTACGTATCTCATCTTTAAATTCATCTCCAAATATCTCGTTCATTTAATCTCCTTTACTGCTTTTATTATTTCGTTTACTGTATTACACTTATAAAGTTTTACCTTACCGTCCCACTGTTTATGTAGTCTCTTCATCGTTGCTTCTGTTTCTCTACGTGTATAATAACCTCTGTTACCTTGAAAGAACCAATGTATTTCATTCTGTCCGTAAGAACTTTCTAGACTTGACGTACCATCTTCATCGCCAAAATATATTATAGTCCTATCTTCAAAGCCTAACCAATGAAATACGTTATCAAGTTCTTCATCTGTAAGTGGTACGTATTTACGCTCTGATGTAGAATAAACACTGTGTATATGTCCATTAGGCGCATCATATAATTCTACGTGTTCGTACCTGCAAGCTTCTGTAGATATCTCACTGTACAAACTTGCCATCTTACTACACGAAGGACTACTATCAAGTAATATAATTATTTTTTCTTTATCACGTGAGTACTTACATTGCGTAATAAGTTTCTTAGAGATGCGTCTAAACATAACCTTGTTAACATCCCATTTCTTTCTACCTGCAATCTTATCACCTGTACGTTCTTCTGCTATCTTACTAAACAAAAGCGCTAGGTTAGAAGATAGTTTACGGTTGTTTAAACTGTTAAAAGAAAACTGACTTTCAACTCTTTGCGTATTGACTTTCCAACTACGATTTGAAAGATTTTCTTTAGCGTATGACCTATTATTTCTTAGTCTTTGTTTACTTATTGCTTGTAAAGACTCTGTCTTTTTAGCGCTAATAGGTACGTTAATATTCTTACCACTACCTACATTAAACTTTTTCATACCAAGTTTAAACTCATCAGATTCCTGTACGACAGGCGCCTTACGTTGTAAGTTTTTTATTATATTGTTTACGTCTTCTTCTATAAGACTTTCTTCGTAAGCATACATCTCCTTACGTAAATGGCTTGCATCAACATCTTCTAGCTTTTCATATGAATTGGTAGCGGACTTTACGTCCGCCACCTCATCATTCTGAGCTTGTTTTTTATTCTCTACAGGAGGGTTTAACTGCTCAGAACGTTCAATTTCTGGTTCTTCTCCTATAGACCACTGAGACCAAGACGGTTTAAGATTGCTCATACGTTAACCTTATCCATCTTCTTACGTGTAAACAACATATGCTCACGCCAAGATATTAAATCAGATATGTTATCTTTATCCGGTTTAAGCATAGCAATAAACGTAGTATTGTCAAACGTATTTACACAATATACACTCAACGAATTTTGAGATGTATCTTTTAAAACACGTGTGGATTTTCCGACCTTCCATTTACCACCTTCTGCTACGGTAGGCATTTGTAAATACAAATCTTTGCGCATATTTACGAACAAAGGTATTGTGTTTGTGCCTAGTTTTCTCATTAGGAATTGAATGAAAAGACTCGTATCTTTACGACTTGTTTCTGGTGCTTTTTTAATCACTACGTGATTCTTATAGTTAGGTCTATCTTTCAAGTGCCAAGAACGTACAACTGCCCAACCTAAGTCATATGTAGTAGTACGTTTAGTTTCCTTAACCTTTGCGCTTGAATTGTAAACCCAAGCGTGATAAGGTAACTCATCATTCTTACGCATCTCACCACTTACTGTTACGTCTAGTATTTTCTTAGAATTTCCTAAGCCTCGTACGTTAATGTATCTTCTAGTATCAAGTACGTTTCCAGATAGTTCACTACAGATATTGTCTAACCGTACCCTATCCTTGCCGTCTACGTACCAACCAACCAAGCGTATTGCTTCACGAAAAATATCCAAGGCTTTCGTAGGTACAATAAACTCGCACCCATTTTCCCTTGTCCATCTTGCGTTGAACTCTAAACTTGTTTGATGATTCCTTGAACGTCCGCCTGTAACTCTGAATATTATTTCATCGTTAGTAGCTTTACGTATATAAGCTGTACCTTCTTCAATATCAAGGAAGTCTGCAACATCTGCTTTACTTACACTACGTTCAAGAAATACTAATGTACCTTCTGTCTTTCGTAATCTTAGAAACTTCTGTTCTTCCTCTATGATTTCACGTAGCTCATAAGCTTTTGAACGTTCTATACTAGATGTACGAATAGTATACCAAGATATAAAATGAGGTTGATTTATGTCCTCTTCATTATCTATTGACTCTTCGTAAGCATTAGTATAAACTGCTTCATCACGCTTGTACTCTGCGTAAACATCTCCACTGTCTTCTTCAGTACCGCATTCAATATCTACATTTAGTTTCTCCATCATACGTGGCATAGAACCAAACCCATTAGATATTTTATCTGCTTCTACGTCAGCTTCCTTGTCAAAAAACGCAACGTCTAATGACTTGCTAAACTCTGAGTCATCTTTAAGTTCACCGTTCTTTATCTTTTCAAGCGCAGTCTGTAGTTCTTTATGGTTACGTCTACCTTTGGTTACGTTCGTATAGACAAGGTCTTCCCAAATGGGAGACTTACCCCTACTTTTATATCTTAACCAATCATTGATTACGTCCATAAGTTCTTGTACCGTAGCAGGCTTATCCATATCTCCTAGGATAGATGCGTTGTACAAATTGAGTACGGCATTAAACATATTCTCAGCTTCCTTATTACCTGCGTATTTACTACTAAGTATTTGCAGTATTAAAGAAGGTGGCATATGTTCAACTTCTATAAACTTCATACGTCTAATGAATGGCTCAGAAAAAACTCTGTCATCATTACCCGTAAAGAATATAATAAGGTTATCTAAGTTTGCTTTGTACTCCGTACCAGAAATGCTAATACGTCCACTCTGCAAGAACTCTAAGAACATACCATCAGCGGAATGTTGTGTCTTGTCCCATTCGTCAAGCAATAAGACTACACGTTTATCTTTAGATTCTTTTATAGCAAGTAGTACTTCGCAATCTCTTGCACTAAATCCAGACGTTGTAGTTTCGTCTGGTACATACTTCTGTACGAAATCATCCCATTCATAATCTTTAAAGGCTTGCTTTACGTAGATGTTACATCCAAGTACTTCAGCAATCTTCTCCGGTAAGTAGGATTTTCCCGTACCTGCCTTTCCTCTAAGCATCGTAATAGACATAGGCTTTTTGTGTAGAGCGTTCTCGACTACGTCTGCGAACTCCTCTGTACAAAAATAACCTGTATCATTTAACTGCTTATGAAAGCTAGGTTGTTTTGTTTCGGACATACGTCCCTCCTGTATTGTAGTTTTCGTATATACTTATATGTACACACGTTTCTTTGTTACTCCATCAATAAAGAACCATTGCTCACGTTGTGTATCTAACCACACGTAAGGAGCATCAGCGCTTTCTTCCCATCTAAATTTTGAATAGTACCCACTGTCTTTACGTAATAGGTTAGACCTGTGAGTAGCGTGAAATACTTTGTCACCAAACCAATCGGGCATACGTACGTCATCTGTAATAATTTCGTAGCCCATTGTATGTCTGAAGCCACGTTCTAACCAGACTTCTGTATTCACGTTGAAGTATTGTTGCAGTGCAGGTTCGTAACCTTTCCACATATGAACGATAGGATGATTGGCGTAACCTTTCTTCTCTGTACGTTGCATTAGTATGTTGAGTATGTGATACGTTTCGCTTCTCTGCTTACCTAAACGTTTGTTATCTAATACGTCTAAGCTTTCTTTAAAGTTTGGATAGGGTAAAAAAGTTTGCATTATAAATTATCTCCTGTGTACGTAGATACGTAGAGACTTACAATCAAATACAAGAAGGAAGATTTGATATGCTCTACGTCTACGGAGGCAAGTATTGCTACGTTGTAACTAGCGAAGTCCAAGTAACAATACAACCTATCTAGTAAATACTGATATAAAAATGATTACGAACCAAATTGTAATGACGTAGAACATAGTATCACTTCCGAGGAAATCGAATACTTTATCTAGCCATTCTAGTACGTTGTAGAATGATTTCATTTCTTTCTCCACGTTTGGTAAGATAACGTTGCTAAACAACCCATCATCATAGCTATAATGATTACGAAGAGTTCAGCAAATACTTTTACTAATTCAACTGTATACATATTGTATCTCCTTTAGTTACGTTTCTTTCTTTATGCTTCGTAAGTACGAAGCTCTCTTTACTACAAAATTTTTGTACGTTTGATTTCCTGATCATACGTTTTTACTTTTCGATTTCAAAAAATTCGTCCGTCAATAAATCAAGTCGATTATTTTCAATTAATTTTTTAGCGATAAATAACATTGAAGTATTTTCAGTTAATGAAATACGTTTGCCTCTGCAATAATATTTCTTTTTATTTTCGTCAATTATTGTTTTAGGTTCTTTTGTTTTGGTTAATATTTTACGTGTAAAATTTGAATCTTTTATTTTTTTAAGTGCTTTGTATTCGTACCATAAATAAAGATGTGAATTAAAATTTTTGATAGTGTTACGCATTCGGTTATTTATAATTCGTTAATAACTTCGTTATTAACTTCTGTTTTTTCTTCTTCGATAACGTCCTTAACCTCGTTATCTAGGTTTAAACCAAGCGCATTAGCTTTTTTGATTAAATGCTCTTGGTACGTTGTGGCGGTGTAACCATCAGGTGTACGTGCTGTAAACGTTGCGGAAAATTCACGCATTTTGTTTTTAGCATCTACCCAAAAATATTTCCCATCTATAGAAAATATTTCACCTTTATTGTCATTAATAAACTGTTTATGTAGTTTATTAATCTCTTTCAAAAACGTGTTCATAACATCTGAATTACTACCTGTTTTGTCGTTCCCGACTTGCATTGATGTTATTGTTACGTTATGAGAAATCAAAGCGTCTGTAATACTTTCACACACAAACGTTTCAACTTCACTATATCCCAGCTTATCACCGAATTTGTTAAACTGAGATTCTAAAATGGTAAATTGACTTGGTGTCAATATTACGTGCTTATCAATCACTTTATAGCCGTTGATTGTTTTGGGCTTGCTAGTTACGTTATTATCCATATGTTCCTCCGTAGGAATTTGTGAACACGTAACACTATCTAAATTTTTACGTTTATTTAAAACTGATATATTTAAAGGCTTCGCCATATGAGAATATATATTAAATAATACTATAATACAAGAAAATAATAATACGTTATGATATTAATTACGTAAACGTTGCGCTGCTTCTATAGTCTATAATGCGCCACCAATAGCGCTAATTATAGACATTTTACGTATGCATACATTACTATTAAAATACTATAATACTTGAATACGTAGCAAATTAGACATACTTTTTTTTCTGACGTTATGACATAAATTTCTACGTAGTGGCATAAAATAATTTTAACCTAGTAAAACGTAATGAGAAAATTTCAACGTAAAAATCTCAACGTGAAAACGTAGACAGGGGTGTGGGGGGTGTATAAAAGGGAGAGACACATAGTAATATAATTTTTTCAAATTTTTCTATATATATACTACGTATTAATATATTTATATATATTATATATATAATCTTTATATATATAATCTTTATATATATAATATTAATATATACACAAAAAGAAATAAATCAAGAAAAAACTTTATAACTATCACATTATTTTATAATTTACATCTCAACTTAATGAGGATTAACGTAATGGAAATAAAATCATTTAAAAAAAGATACCTAGATAGGGTAAACCCAAGTTACCTAATGTTTAATAAATCAGAACTGCAAAGTGAATTATACAAAGTTCTTAAGTCCAACGAAGAACTTACTTGGTTTATAAAGAAGATGGCAGACGATACAGAAAGTGTATGAACGTAAAATTAAAGGTAAGCGTGAGTTTGTCTTTAAAAGTAAGAAAGAGTTTAAAAAACATTTTCCGAATGAACTACTTGAGAAAGATTGGCGCACCGCACGTAATGGGTCTTATGTATTAACTGACGACAAGCAAGTAGTTAAGATATTAAGTAGGAAAGAACTTAAAAATAAAAAGAATAGCTACTACGTGCGCACGTTACTTGGTTTGCGTAAAACTAATAGCAAGCAAACATTAGATGGAAAGCCAAAGAAAAATATATATTCATTTTCTTCCGATAAAACAAGTGAAGAGATTGTAAGGGGAAGAAAAATACCTACTAATAAAGAAACTTTATTTGCTAGATACGTTGCAAATGGAGAAGATGTTGTACAATCTTACTTAAAAGTGTTTAAAACAAATAATGAAAGTATAGCCAAGCAACAATCAACAGTATTGCTAAAGCAAGAGAGGATTATAAGTATGATAAGCAAAGAGAATGTAGAATCTTTAGACAAGATAGGAATAAATAGAGACTACCTATTTGAAAAAACTAAAGACGTAATAGAAAACCTAGAAGGTAAGGATTCTGATAAGCTACGTGCTATTGAATTGCTAATGAAAATAAAAGATATGTTTCCAAAAGAAGAAAAACGTGAAGCACTTACAGTATTTCAAGGCTTTTCACGTGATGAATTAAAAAAATTAAAGAAAGCAGACGAAATAAAACAAATAGCACACGCAGAAAACGTCTTGGAAGAGACCAATGAGTAGATTTAGATTTAGAAATAGGAATAAAAACAAAATAAAACCTATTGATTACGCATTTGGTACGTTAAAACACAACTATGAAGAGCTAACTAGCACAGAACCTTGGAAAAAAATAAAGTATTCAACATTATAAGCCCCCCATCAGAGCTATCTGAGAAAGAAGAACTACTTTCACGTTGCTATAGCGACCTTATTTACTTTGGACGTGCGTTTTTACCTAATGATTTTTTAAATAAAAGTCAATCACCCTCATTCCACTATGAAGTAGCTAAGAAACTTATAACAACAAAACCGGGCGCACGTGTTTGCAACATAATGCCTAGAGGTTTTGGTAAGTCTATACTTGCAAAAGCAGCTATACTACATAAAATATGCTTCTCTCCGTCAGAAGAACGTAATTTTATAGCTTGGGTAGCAGAGGAACAAGGTCAGGCAATAGACCACTTAAAGTATATACGTAATCATTTAGAGTCTAATAAGTCTATTCAGTACTACTTTGGTCAATTAGCAGGTGATTTAGCTGGTAAACGCTGGACAGAGAAAGATTTAGTAACTGCTAAGGGAGATAGGATAATTGCTAAAGGTACTAGTCAGAGACTACGTGGACGTACAGAAATAGATGTAAGGTACACTGGTATCATCTTAGATGACTTTGAATCAGAGCTAAACACTAAAACACCTGAAAGGCGCTCAGAAATAAAGAAATGGGTTGTATCTACTGTATATCCAGCGCTAGAAGAATCACCGGGTAGGGAAGGTTGGATATGGTTATCAGGTACAATCGTACACTTTGATAGCTTTTTACAGATGACAATAGACGGATTTAATGAAGCAAAACAAAATAAAGAATCATACCCTTGGGATTTAAACTTTTATAGAGCTATAGAAAACGAAAAGCCAATATGGGAAGAACAATTTCCACTTAGTAAACTAGAACGTAAGAAAGCTGAATTTGCTGAAGCTGGTATGTTAAACAAGTTTGCGCAAGAATATATGAATGACGCACGTGATGCTTCTTCTGCTTCGTTTAAAATAGATAGAATTAAATATCATAATGGTATATTTAAAAGCCAAGATAGATTTTGTTTCTTAGATTTAAAAGGCGAGTCTATACCAATAAACGTTTACATAGGAGTAGACATAGCTGCAACCGCAACTTCTACGTCTGACTATCAGGCAATAGTTGTTATAGGTGTTGATTCAGATAAGAATAGATACGTACTTGATTACTACAGAGAACGTATACCTACATTTGATTTACCTGAAATAATTATACAATACGCAAATAAATATTCACCTGTGCGCAGAGTTACGATAGAAACAGTAGCTGCTCAGGAGATGGTACGTGATATGACAACAAGACTTGCGTCAACAGATAGAAGGTTAATGCCGGGTATCTTTAAAGGCGTAAAACCTCCGGGTGGAAT